GTGAGAATGCTAGAGTGTAATCTAGAAAAACTCACCTTCGAGAGAAGATTGGTGGAGACACATAAAACAACCCGATAAGCGAAAAATTCAAGATTAAGAAACTTGTAACGATAAGTAAAAAGAAAGTGCGATTAGGCCCAAACTTTCAGCCCTAAGTGTTTGACAATAGCAAGCCAATTATATTCGAGAGCGGCAGCAGCAGATAGCCCGCATAACTCAGCTAGCCCCCTTCATAAAATGCTTACAATTCGGTGAGCGTTTTAATTGAGGAGGCAAAAAAATGGCAAGTTCAAGCACTTATGAGAAATTAGATGTTACTAATGGAGACTTAACAGACTTAATTGATGACATTCGATTAATCAAAGACAATGAAGAGCTAATCCATATTTGGAATGCAGTCAAAAATCAATGGGATAGAAACTTAAAACGAGCATTAAGCAAATTTTATGTTGGCCAAGATGTTGAATGCGTATTTAAAAGTGGTAATTATTATCCCGCAGTTGTTGAAAAAATCAACAAAAAAACTATCGGAATAAAATTAACTAACGAATATGCAGGCAAAAAATATAATGTAAATCCAAGATGGTTAGTAATTAAGTAATTAGCTAGAGCACATCGGCCCCCCTTCGATGTGTTCTATGGTAATTATGTTACCAAAATTATAGGAGGCAAAAAAAAATGACTAATTTAAAATTAGAAAAACAAATACTAGATAGAGCAGTAGAGAGAATTGATGAGTTCAATGAGATTGTTAATTTAGTAAAAAACCTAGATACTGTAAGCGATGATGACTTAGTTACCGCTCAAAGTAAATTAGGAGTTACTATATCCAAACTATTTGCATGGAGCCCGAGCTTAATTGCAACAGTATTTGTTTATGCAATGGAAGATAGCAACGCCCATTCTTTTAATGAAGATTTAATCAAATTAATTGAAAAGCATCGCTATCAGCAAGATTAATTAGCTAGACCTCATTGTTTAAGCAGTGAGGTTTGTGGTAATTAATAAATTACTAAGGAGGCATAAGTTGAAATTACTAACAAAAGAAATAGAAAATAAATTACCAAATTTATACGAAACAGAAGGACAAGAAGAAAAAATAGTTCAAGTAAAATTCTTTGACCCAACTGGTTCATGGAGTTGGTATGCGATTGAATATAGTAAAGAAGAAAAATTATTCTTCGGTGCTGTTGATGGTGATTTTGGTTTAGAATTAGGTTACTTTAGCTTAGATGAATTGGAAAGTGTAAAACTACCATTCGGTTTAGGAATAGAGAGAGACAAATTTTTTGAGCCAAAATTGTTATCAGAAATTCAATTTAAAAAGTAATTAGCTAACTACTCATTGTTTAAACAGTGAGTAGATAGGTAGTTAATCATTGACTATCTTCAATAGCAGTTGACAAATACCATGTTAACCGCTATTGTAAATACATACACAAAAATATGAGGAGGCAAAGTTGAAAGAATTACTTTCAGAAAATCCAGTACACGAAGAGCATCGTAAATTATACGAAGGAAATCGTGAGCAGTGGTTAAACGATGTTGCAGATTTTATCTACAACAAAATTGCGGAAGAGTTCGTTCCGGCAGTACCAAGACACAATATTAAATTGTCTATTGGTTTTATGCCGAATGGTTCGGGTTCTAATGCAATCGGAGTTTGTCACTACGAAGGCAGTTCAGTTGGTAACTATAGAGAAATCTTTATCAAGCCAACATTAGGAGCTAGCACATTGGTGGAATGTATCGAGACCGCACAAGTTGTAGCCCATGAGGTTACACATGCAGTTTTACCAAAAGATATAGGCCATGGCCCTAAGTTCGCAAGAATAATCAAGAATTATTTAGGAGCAGAAGGCAAGCCAACAGCGACAGTTGCAGGCCCAGGTTTTACACTTCTAATCAAAGACTTCATCGAAGAGTTAGGATATCTACCTCACTCAAAGATGAAAGAAAATCTAGAAGGTAAAGGTTCGACTACAGTTGCAGTTCGATGCACTGGAGCCGAGACATGCCCAGGTGCTAGTGACAAATCATTAGCCCAAGGATGGGGTTTAATTGCAAGAGTTTCAATTGCAGTGTTCAGAAAAGTTGGTGACAACTTTAGATGCATGGCATGCGGTTCTTCTACAGTTGTAGAGTTACCCGAGAAATTACGCAAAGATTATCAGTAAATATCTTAGACACCTTGTTTAAACAGCGAGGTGTCAAAGATACTTATAACAATAAGTACACAATTAGAGGAGGCAAGATGGAAACTTATATCGTTCAAGCACGATGTCAGTTCAGTGGATATACAGATATATTCAAAGTGCAGGCAGATAGTGCAGGAGAAGCGGTGGAAAAGTGGAGCAGACAGCAAGGAAAAATTGGTATCAATACCGAGTATAGATGGCCAAACCCTAGAGCTTGTAAGCTAGAGCATTTCAAATCGCAACATGTTTACACCGATAATTTGCCAGTCAATTTGGCAAGGAGCGGTAACAACAGCGATGACCATGAGTTTGTAAAGTTCAGTGAGCTAACCAAAGCAGACCGACAAGATGCCATTGAATGGTTATCTATGGAGCGAAACTTTGAAAAAGAATTCGCAGAAGATTACAAAGATGGGATACCATTTTAAATAATACTTAGCTAGAGCTACTTGTTTAAACAGGTAGCTTTATGGTAAGTATCATAAGGATATTTACTAAACAATAGAAATATAGGAGGCAAACAATGTGTTCTAAAGAAAGTATTCAATATCAAATAGCAATGGATAGCTTTGAAAATGAATACAGAAAATGGAAACTAGAAAGAAGAAACAAAACAATAGACAAAATAATTTCGAAGTTAGAAACACTTCAAAGTTATTTAATTAGGAAAAAATATAATTAAAAGGAGGCAAAAGATGAGCCCAATATTATTGGACACATTAAGAATAGATAGTGGCAGACCTTTAGTTGAAGTTGATACTAAAGATGGTGAGACTATCTTTCTAACATCAGTGGATATTGAAGTACTACAAAAGTATTTTGAATATGCACTACCTCTTCTTAAATGGGAAGAGCAAAAATTAGGATACACAAATAAAAAGGAGGCAAAGTAATGGGTAGACAATACGCAGAAGGTATAGCGGAAACCGCTATACCTTTAGAAAAACAAATCAAGTGGCATTTAACTGGTAACTTTTATCCAAGACACGACATTCGTTTAGTGGATGTTGCAGTTAAATCTATAAATATCTTTAACGATAACAAGTGGGATATTTTAGAAGGTGATTATAGTTCTTTAGAACAAGAGCTATCACTAGCAGAAGGTATAGAGTTCAGAGGTAAAACAACTATTAAACCTTCAGAATGTATAGAAGTACTAAGACTAGACACATGGTTAGAAAATACACAATAGATAAAGGAGGAAGAATGAGCGACCATTCAAGAGATGATGCAATGCAAGTTGCAGAACAGTTCAAGACAGACCTTGAACAAATTACAAATTATCTAAAGGCATTAAAGATAACCAAGCTAAGAGAAGGACAAGAAATTCAAGTGAGGTTCTTTAGTGAAGTCTTTAGCGATACAGTACTAACAAGCGAGAGTGATACAGAGCTAGAAATCAAGGAAATAAATCACCATTGCAACCATTATGGATGCGAGGAGATGCTTGAAATTTATGTTCAGACTATCAGCAAAGCTAGTACAGGACAGTTAGGTATCGATAATATTACATGGAATTATGACAGTACTACAGATGAGAGTACGCCATACTTCGGTGCAATTATTACTTATGTTGACAAAAGCAGAATGAATGCGAGAAGGCAACAAGATGACCTAACAATTAAAGATGACATGGTGTTTAAGAAATTACATATCATTGACATCCCATTCAGAAGAGCATGGTTAGAAGATACAACTCTTCAGCCAGTCTTAGATTATTTAAAGACAGATGAATTTAATAATCTTATACAATTACTTAGTGAAGTAACGCATTACCAAGTAATTAACTAATCCCAACAGGAAAGTCATTCGGGGAGAAATTGCCTTGTCTCCCCGCTTGACTAATTGTTTAAACAAGGCAGAAATATTAAGGAGGCACAATGCCAAACAGTACATTAATCGAAATCAAGGATGGTTCAACATACACATTGAATGAATTCAGTGTTTGGTTACAAGTTGAGACACACCCAGGTAACGATAAATATAACAAGACAATCATGATACATCCTAGTGCATTCGATAGCATTAAAAAAGCTATAGAGAAAGCAGAAGAAATAGGAAATGTAAATGGTGATGAAGCAGTAAAGAGATGGGATGCATTTGTATTCTCACGACATTGTAAAGGAGCAGTATTTGGTAGAACAAGTAGATACGCAAGAGCACAGTAGCCAAGAAATAACATTCAAGGTTACGAAAGTAGTTACATACAGGTACAAATATCCAATGGAAAGTAATGAGCTATATGATGCAAGACAAGTTGCATTAGAAAGCAAAAGTTCTTTTATGGACAGGTACGCTAGTGATAACGACAGTGAAGTAGTTGATGAAGAAGTTACATTCATTGAAGTAGTAGAAGGTGATGGTGAGAACGACTGGTTCGAGTAACCAGTCAACTCACTGTTTAAACAAGGAGGAAATATGTTAAGTTGGCAAGGACTTCTTATCTGTTTTCTATTCGGAGTACTTATCGGGATGACAATATTGACATCTTCGTTGCTGTACACCGAGTATAAATTAGATAGAGAAGATAGAAAATTAAGACAAACACAAGGAGAAAACAATGGACTATAAAGAAGTGGCCGATGCTGTGGACTATCAAGAAATATCAGATGCTAAAGTAGTATCTATTTGTTTTAAATTTGATGTTCTCACATTTAGAAATGGGGACATTAAATGGATTATGTACGATAGCAAAGAGCAGGCACAAAACAAACAATCAACCGAGGAGCTACAAGAGCCTACAGTTTTACAACACTTTGATGTTGTTGGAAAAAACAATAATGGTTTTGTATTGGAGCTACAAAAAGGACTAGAAGTTAGAGCAGTGGAGGTAAACAATGAAAGCAATATATAAATTGTTTAATAAAAAATCATTGGAAGTATTAGAAGCCTTAGACAAGCGAGATACTTCTACAAAAAAATTAGGTTACAAGTATGCACGAAAGATATTTGATATATCTTTTAGGTACTTGAATGGGTACAGCCCATACGATTACAAAAGAGTGGAGGAATAATGGCAGAAAATTATACACCTAAATTGCTAGAGATAAAAGAAGACATCAAGTATGTAGAGGAACTTATTGTTAAGCAGGAAGAGCTAAGCAAAGAACTACAGGAAAAACTTGATGGCATTAATACAATGATAGCCAGGACTAGAGATGAAGGACATGTATCAGTGTTACTTCATACGCAGGAAAAGCTACATGACAATCAAAAGATTGTATCTTTAGAAATACAAATCAATCGTGCAAAGCTAGAGATAAAACGCATCATGGAAAAGTATGAGAGTGTTTAAACAATGAGTAAAATATCAATCAATACTTGTTTAATTTTCAATAGGGGTTAAACTATGGGTATGAAATACATTGTGAAAAGTGTAAGCATATTTGACAACAGTGTTCTTATGTGGGAGTTCGACAATGAAGCCGAAGCTAAATCCAAGGTAAGAGAACTTAAAGACACTGGAGCCAATTACTTTATGGTAAAACTTTACCAAACAGTAGCAGAAACTTTATAACACCAATCAGATAAGGAGGCATAATGCCAGGCAATGGTCTTGATTTCACATCAGTTGATAGCATCAGAAATTGGGCAATCCAATTAGCTAATGCTTGTGGTGGAAGTCAAATAATGTTCGGAAGAATTAAACCGCCTAATGCAACCAAAGCTAATGAACTATTAGATGAGTTTGCAAAAGCGTGGGATACACAATTAATAAAAGGAGGAAAGAAAAATGAGCCAGGAACCGAAGAAGAATAAAGTTGAAGTTCTATCAATAGAAGTTGTTATTGATAGCAATTCATTATATAACGCTGTTGAAAGAGAAAACTTTTTTAGAGGTTATATCAATAACATTCCAGGGTGTACAGTTGTAAGCACAAATGTAGAAGATGCGGAGGTGATTGATTTATGACAACACAAGAACAATTAATTACAACAAATAATCTTCGTGGAATTCAAGCAGAAATAAACAGACTGCAAAAAATGACAGAAGAAAAAAGAAATGTTCGTAGAGGTTACATCACTGCTTGTTTAAACAGTGGGGTAAAAGTCAAGCAGATTGCAGAAATATTAAACATCAGTCTTGCAAGAGTATATAAAATATTGGAGGACTAATGCCGGAAACTTTACCAAGAAACCCTGCTTATACTTTTTTTGGAAAAGGCTATGCATGCAAACACCATAAAAAGTTTGACCCAAAATGTAAACCATACGAAAGATGGGATACAAGTTACTGTGACTATGAGACATGGTGGCAGTTTTGTATGAACAATAAAAACGCAAAGAAAAACTTTCTTGCCTACAGAAAATGGGTAGGAAAATTTAGATAAGGAGAAAACAATGGATGATAAAACGCTAAAAGCGTTAACTAAAAACTTCCCGGATAGTGTAGTTAAAGATGCACCTAAAGGAAAGTTTGGAAAGTATGTACCTCATCATATCTACACACAAAGACTTGTAGATGTGATACCAGGAGGATACGACTTTACTTATGAAGTAATAAGAGGCAAAGACAATGGCATCATTGGGGCCCAATGTACTTTATATATCAAATCAACTGAACAAACAATACAAGAAGTTGGCGATGTTGATATGAATGCACTTAATAGAAATATTACTGAGAGTGAGTTGCTTAAACTTGCTGTATCAGATGGTATTAAAAGATGTTGCATGAGACTGGGCATCGGACTAGAGTTGTGGACCGGTGACACTTCAGAAGAAGAACACTATAGAGATACTACAACTACAGTTGCGAAACCAGTAGCACAACCTAAACCAAAAGCAGAAGAACCAGTTAAGTTCTTAGATGAGGACCCAAGCGATATGTTGAATAGACTTCGTAGTGCGTTACAGCATCACGAAAAGAACGAACAACTTCGTAAGCTAATCAAAGATAAAGCCTGGAGTGACTGGAAGAAAAACAACAAAGAAACTGATGTATCAAAGTGGACTGAACAAGACTTTGATGCATTCATGGATTTGTTTGTGGACTACCAAAGTAGCGAAGGTGATGACTTAATATCCAGTCTTAGTGCTGAGTTCGGTACTGTAATTGATAAAACAGATGAGCATAAGGTATGCCCAAAGTGTAACAAATCAGATGACATTATTGATAACAGACAAAAGAAAGCAGAAGCACCGGATGGTAGCAACATTAAAAAGATACCGGATTTCACATGTCAAGTGAACAACCAGTACAACACCGAAAATAATGGCTGTGGATGGGGCGGTTATATTGGTGGTAAAGGTGACAAGGAAGTACCTTCACATTGGGTTTAGAAAAACCAATTCATATAAGCGTGGACAAGTTAAAAGCAAAATTACAAAAGAAATATCCTAATCATAATTTTGATGTCTCTTCAATGCCCGATACAACTTGTAGGATGCGGGGTAAATGCCCTGCATCCAAGCCCATGTTTTATGACAACGATGGAAATTATTTTTGTGCGGTTTATGTTGATGTGGTTAAAGACTTAAACTCCATGAAAAAAGAAAGAACAGAATGCGGTGCTTATCTTGTAGATGTATCTATTAGAATGGCAGAAAGAAAAAGGAAGGACAATGTTCAACCTCTTAACTAGCATTCTACCTCTATGCCTGGTACCCATCCAGGAAACACCGAGTGGCATAGAACAATTCATAACATGTTTAAATAATCAAGAAAAAATTGAGCATGTAATTCAATGGGAACCATTAGTCTCAGAACATTTTGAAGAAGAAGATATTCCGGAGGCTTTGTTAATTATATATTGTGAAAGCAGTGGTTATCCTAAGGCTGTAGGAACTAATACCGATGGCACCAAGGATGTCGGATTGTGGCAATTCAATGACAATACCTGGGCCTGGCTTTCACCTAAGTTAAAGATAACTAGCAAAAGAACTAACCCTAAAGTTAGTACAGCAGTAGCTAGTTGGCTTTATTACAACGATGGTAACCACCATTGGAATAGCAGTAGTAAATGTTGGAGGACAAATGATTGAGCTACAAGTATTAGATTACATACAAACAAAATCCTGGGCCAAAAGTAAAGGTGAAGATAGCGAGTTGTTTAAACAACTACAAACAGCACAACAATTATTGGTCGGATTAAATAACAAAAGAAAATGGGAGATAGAAAATGAACGAAAAAAATAAAAAGTTCGATAGAGATTACAGTAAAGGTGTAGCAATGGAAAAGTTGTTTGATACTTTTATGATTGGTTATCAAGTTGAAATAAAATCCGAAAGACATATATGGGAGAACACTAAAAATCATTTTGTTGAGTACAGTTATCTACCTTATGGCAAAGAAGATACACCCGAAAACTGGGAAGCAAGTGGCATATCTGCAACTACTTCTACTTATTGGGCATTGATGCTAGTCAATGATAAAGAACAGTGTGTCGGATGTTATTTTGTATTGACTGATGAACTGAAAACATTAGCTAAAGTTTATTGGAAAGATAAGAAGCGTGATGTACGAGGCGGAGATGACAATAGAAGCAAAGGAATACTGGTACCAATCGAAGAGATTGCTAAGTTAGCCTACAATCGTTAGGTTTATTCTATTTGTTTAAACAAGGACCGGGAATGATGGACCTCTATCGTTGATTAACAATGTTAATACAGCAGGATGAGACCATAACCCGGTTCTTGCTGTAAAGTCTAATGATTTATCTAAAGATGGACACTGAAACCAATGTCTATTGCCCTGTGTCTTTGCTCTAAAGTGATGATAATGTGCAGTCACTAGAATTTCAGCTTCTCCTGGTGGCAAGAAACCATACATTTGGCCCTTCCACCAACTTTCTATCTTAGCTTCCGGATTACCACCGCTAAACCCTGTCATGTGGCCATGTGTAAACGCACATGTTTTACCTTTAATATCCATAACTAAGTGATAGTTGTCAGGTACAATAACCTTTACTTTTTTATAGCGTTCAGGATTAGCATTAAATATTTCTTGCATTATTTCTATATGCATTGTATCTGAGTTGTCTAATCTATCTGATAATACCTGTCCTTTACCGGCTCGTGTCATTTCACCATGGTTACCTGGCACACCAGTTAATACAATCTTATCTGCGTGTGGTAAGAAATGTTCTACTGCTTTGAACATTAATGCCCTAGCTAAACTGTATTGCTCCAAAAGATTGAGCTCAATATTATTAGGCATTGAGGCGTAAAACGACTGCGAACAGTTTTCTGTAAGGTCACCCATTCCTATTAGATATATTTCATCTATTTGGTAACCCATCTTTCTATAGTTCTTTAGCAATTGCAATCCATCTTGTAATGCAATATCAAATCTATTGACTGTATTCTCAACACCGAAATCAGATTTACCTAACTGCCAGTCAGATAAGAAAAAACAATACGCTGTATCGCCCTTGAATAGATTATGCTTTGGTATTGGTGGCTTCTTAGCTGCTTGTTTAAACAGCTCCTTGTAATACTTGTCATGAGATAAAGATTTTCTTCTGATAGTACCTTTAAATGCATAAAAGGTTTCAACGATACCACCTTTAAGCTGTGCATTCCAAGAAGATACTTTTAATACACCATCTATTTCATAAATCTTTGGGTCAAATCCCCATTCTTTTAAGATGCTGTCATAATTATTTCTGTAGTTTGGGTCAGTACCAACATGAGTTATCTCACCTCTACCGGTCTCTTCACTAAATTCTACAGTAGGTTTCCAACCTGCTTTGTAAAAGTTGTTACTATTCTCTGCAGGTATTGTTGTTTTCTTAGGTTTATTAGTAGGCATATTCCACCTTTCTATGTTATATACCTATTTTATAACAACTATTGATTTACCCTAGTATTTACTTTGAAATTTTTTGTGTAGTTGTTGCTAATTTCTTTTTAGCAAACTCTTTAACAACAACCATAGCAGCAGATGCACCTGACATAGCAGCTAACTGCCATAGTTCAGCATTAACATCTACTAATGGTCCAACTGTCAAGACACCAAGAAATGCTTGAACAAATGTCCAAAGAGCTTTTTCTATCACTTCTTTATATTCTTTACTCATTGTATTATCCTTCCTAACTTCAATTTGTTTTCTATATTTTCTAGTTTAGCAATGATTATATCTAATTTTTTTTGAATGAACTGTGGATGTACCATATCAGGACCTGCTGAATTAGATAAATCTTCAGCAGTAACATTAGTTGTTTTCTTTAATGCTTCTGTATCTACTTTATCCCACTCAATAATCCATTGTCGCCAGGCATCGCCAGGACAAGCTGTTTGTTTAAACGAAGAGTGTGGTTTTAGTTCACCTTTGACTTGTTGGTAGAGCCACTTAACACTTTCAATAGCTTTAGCTGATGGTTTGTCGGTAGGATTGATACCACCCAACCAACACACAGCAACATAATGCTTGTTATTAAAGTTAATTTCTTGCCTACTATTGCCACCTTGTGCAGCACTTCTGTTTCCCCAACCTCTGCCTTCATAAATCTGTCCTGTATCTCCTACTAAAAAATTATACGCTACATCATTCCAACCTCTATCTTCTTGATGTAGTCTTTGTATCTTCTTACATTGGTCTATCTCTGCTTGGTTACCTACTGCTATAGGGTAAGCAGACCAATGTATTGCTAGACCTTTTACTTCTCCTAGTTTACTAAACTTTGTCTTGTTAGGTTTAGCTCCCCAACTATCTCTGCTTATTATTTTCACAATGACCACTTCCATTTTTGCAGTTACATATCTGCACAAATGAACCATCTTCTTTTTGTTTTACCATACACATAGTTACATTATAAACGCTGCAATAACTACAGCTACTGTTCCTACTAATCCTAGTATCTTATGAAACTCTGACTTATCTAATTTACTATCTAATTGATTTTCTATCTTGTCTAACTTTTCTAATATCATTATATTTAATTCCTTCTGTGTGAAGCCATTACTATATTTT